CCAGTTGCTTTTAGCTTCAGCTTCAATAATTTTTGCTGATGCTTTCATTTCTTCTGTTCCTGATTGAATCAACTGCATATTCATTTCTGCTTTTAACTTTTCAGCTAAGTCTTTATCAGGAATAGCTTTATCAACTGTTTTAAATATTGTGTTTAGTAGTGGTGCAAAAGCACTTAAAGCTGGTAACATATTAATCTACTGCACAAATTGAAATAATAGCACTACCACCACCATGATGAATGAAAGCTATTTTATCTCCACTCTTAAAAGAGAATATTTCACTTCCAACTACCATAACATCTTCTGTTGTCGCTGTTGGGTTAGCACCGAATTTAATGTGTGTTCCACCAGTTACAGATATTCTTACCAATCCTGATTGTGCTGTAATAGCTGATGACTGTGCAGATGAGTTTCCGACAGTATGACATTCTGGTGTAAAATCTGGGTCTATTGTAGTAACTATGTAATTTGACATATCGTTCCTTAAATGTTCTTGTTTTGTTTTAACATTCTATATTAATTTATTTGATTTGGATAGATTTTCATTTGCAGGAAGATACTGAAGATTCCATTCTACGTGTAAACCACATACTAATTTATTGTTTAATGGGACAATATGATCTACATGAAAACCTTTTGGACAATTCTTGTAAACTAATTTTATTTTATCAAGGTTAGCAAATCTAGGAGTAGCATTTAATTTAGTAGCACGTCTCTTTGCAGTATTCGCATTTATCAAATTACGATTATTTAAACTATATAATCTCTTATATTCTTTTGCTTTTTCTTTATTTTTTAACCGATATTCTTTTAGATATTTTTTTTTCTTGTCTTTATTATTTAAGTGATATTCTTTGTAATGTTCTAGATTATTTAAACGATAATTTTTTGAATACTCTTTTATGTTATTGCAATTTTTTAAGTAATATGCGTGTGTTGTTTTTGCTATTTTGTTTTTGTTGTTTAAACGATATTGAGATATGTAATTATTAATACGTTCTTTATTTTTTAAGCGATATGCTTTTTTTTTAGCTTTTTTAAGATTATCAATAACATTGATTTCACTATCTTTTTTCATAATTCCTTATTTAAACGCATTTTCCTTACTTCGCAATAAAAAACAACCTTAGTAGAAAAAGTATCTATAAAACTCGTCTAATGCGTTCTAATGCAGTTTTAAGGGTATTATAGACGTGATTTGATGTTGCAATTACAAGCTTGTATTTACTTGCTTATTTTCTCTATTAACAGTTGTATATAATGAACACTCTTATTTAGATCTTCTATTTGCTTATTTAAGTCTTTATTTTTCTTATTGTATCTACTTAAATACTTAATGGCATTACCAGCATACCAGTCTATTTGATTAGAATAGACATATTCAGATACAGATATTTTCATATCTTTGTAATGATCTCCACCGATTTGCTTTTGAGATGCCTTACAAAACTTCATAAACTGTTCTGTTATTAGATTTATATGCTCTTAAATACATTTTACGATTGTTACCCTTATTGTATGAGATATGTACCCAACCTGAGTTAGCTTCTTCTGGTTTCCAAAATTCTAAAATAACTTGGTCATATTCTAAATGATTAACAATCCAATCAGAAAGTTCTTTATTAGGCACTCCTAAAACTTCGCAATCAACTGCCATACCAAATGCGTGTTGTGATGTAGCAGAAGAACCTATGGCTTTGCATAAAGCAGGAGATCTATAACCTGAAGTTATTTTTATATCGCCAAATTGATTTATAATAGGATTGATTATTTCGTGAATTAAAGTTTGTAGATTAATTAGGATTTGGTCTGTGGGAGTATTGTCTATGCCAAGTCTTGTAGCAGTTTCAGAAAATAGTAACTCCTTCAGGTTTACTTCTCTCATATATAAATATTGTTATCCCACTCTCCGTTACGTTTTAAATACATTGGTGTTAGTTGTGGCATACCATTTGTTATTAAACCACAAGATAGAATTGGTTTCTTTAGATTAAGTCTCATGTATCTCATAGATAAAGCTTCTTTATCAATTAAGCAACCAACTGACATTCCAAAGTTTAAATGGAAATCGTTACCATGAAATCTTACTTCGCTAACTGTATGATAATGTCCCTGAACTACTGATACTGCATATTGAGCAACAGCTTTAGAAACATCAGGAGAAAATTGATGTCCAAATAATACTCTACCCTTATCTGTGTCTATGAAATGTTTTTCTTTCCATTCCCAACCCTTACCTACTTCTAGGATTTGATTGTAAGACTTAATAAAAGATTTAGTCATTCCTTTTGCCATAGCACGTCTTAAAACCATAGAACCATGATTAGATTCTAGCAAAGTCATTTGTGGAAATAGTTTATGAAGTTTATGTATTTCTTTTTTACCAAGTTCTAATTCATCTCTTGGAGATGGAAGATCAGGGTCTATTGTGTGAGATACATTTATTGAATGAAAATCCATTTCATCACCAATGTTTACAACTGTATCAGGTTTATATTTAGATTTTAATTTAGTTAGGAATCCATGCCAGTCTTTATGAGCAAATGGAAAGTGTAAATCTGATATGACTAATATTCTTTTATTTTTCATATACCTTTCCTGTTAGTTGTATTTGGCGACTTAAGCAATAGCTATTTAGCTAAGAACAAAGTCAATAAAGCCATACTTAAAGTGCCTAAAGCTATAAAGATAGACCAGAATAGTTTTTCTAATCTTTTTTCTAGCTTATAAACAGAAGTGCCTAGTATTTTAAGTTCTCGCTTAATTCCTGTGATATGTCCCTTTAGACTTATTAATTCTTCGTTGTGAGTTCTTGCCATTGTCTTTTTCGCATTTGCAAGACTTTAGCAAGACACACCCACCAATCCAAAGTCTGAAAATGCACATTAAATTTTATGCACTAATATCAAACTATTGTGTTTTAATAAAGTTATTTCTTATAAAATTTTTCTACTGTGTCTGCGTAGTTCTTCCAAAAGCTTTTTGCATCTTCAAAAGCATCTGCATAGAACTTAGACCAATAGTTTTTTATGTCTGAATAATTTAACATTGTTATCTCCATTTGTTTTAATGGATATGGTGATTGTTTTGATTATTTCAAGTTTAGGTGAATCTTAATTGACTCTATGAAATCGTTAATGGCTAACTCGTATTTCCAACCTAAGAATACTCCTAAGATTACTCCTAAAATAAAAATTATCATTAAGGTTTAACTGGGAATACTACTGCGTTTACTTCTGTAACTGTATCTAAACCTTCTGTGATGTCTCTCAAATCTTGTCTGTATTCCAACCAAGCAGTTTTTTCAGTTTCAGATAATGGACTGTCAGATAAAACTGTCCAGTCAGAAGAAGCAAGTATTGAATTTCTTTTTTGTCTTAGTCCAGCGATTGCTCTATCAAAAGCACCAGCTAACCATGCTTGTTCTTCAGCTTGTCTTTGTGAGATTTCTTGTGCCGACAAAGGCACTTGTACACCATCTACTAATTTATATTCTGCCATGTTTCCTTTATAGTTTATTGTTTATTTTAGTCAATTATTTTATTCCATACATCAGGATTACTCCATCATCTATGTTTCCACTAGACATCTTAAATTGTATTGCGTTAATTGCTGATGTAGTGTTTCCATATCCAGCGATAGGAGTTTCTTGACTACCGTCATTTTGTATTATTGCATTACATCTAGCAATAAAATGCTTGACGTAAGTTGTTGAAGCTGGGTTAAATAATGTAAGTGTACCAGAACAACATTGGTCATTGTCGTTTCCTATAAGAACAGATAATGGTTGAAAACCAGTTTGTTGTGCTAAATCTTGTGTAGAATAATAACCAATACCATCTCCTGTATCAGCTTCAAAATGATAAGAATAAAATGCAGTTGTAGTTTTTACTACGTTATAGTTGCTTCCACCATCAGTAGATAGATTAAATGAAAAAGTAACACTATCAGTAGCTGGGTGGATATTAATAAAATAAAACTGATACTCTTTATAAGTAGAATCAATACCAGTAGTAAAAGAAATAGAAGCTGAGTTACTAGCTGTCTGCGAACTTATTAATGTCATTCCACCAACACCAAGAGAAGCATTGTAAGCAGTTACATTGGCAATAGAATTGTTATTCAATGATGCTGGTAATAGCACACCTGATGTTGTTATGTTATTTGCGAATGATCTTGTTATGCTACCCATTATGATTTTTTAACTCCGTATAGTTTAATTGTTCCATCAAAGTTTCCTGAACTCATTTTGAATTGTATAGCATTTACGGCACTTGTTGTATTGCCATATCCTGCAACATAACTATTAATAGAGTAATTTCCATAGTAATAAAAATTACAATTTGATATAAAATGCTTAACATAAGTTGTAGATGATGGGTTAAATAATTGTAATGAACCTGCTAATGATTCGTCAGCACCATTACCAATAGCATCTGAAGAATTAAGAAGTTGAAAACTAGTGCTTTGTGCTAAATCTCTGACTGTGTCATAAGATAAAGCTGTTGTTGTATCTGCTTCATCATGTTGAGCATAAAATGATGTTGTTGTTTTTGTAACATTATAATTTGAACCAGAATCGGTACTAAAATTAAAAGTAAAATTAACAGCATCAGTAGCAGGGTTTAGGTCTATAAAGTGAAACTCATAAGCATCATAGGTAGAATCCAATCCTGTTGTAAAAGAAATCGTAGCACTATCAGAGGCAGTCTGTGTAGATAATAATATTAATGTTCCACCACTAACACCAGAAAATGCAGTTACAGCACTTACTGAAGTATTTGTAATTCCAGCAGGAAGTATAACTCCACCAGTTGTAATGTTGTTTGAAAGTGATCTAGTAATTGAACCCATTATTTTATACCATACATATAGATAACACCTGCATCTATGTTACCAGAACTCATTTGAAATCTTACTGCATTAACTGCACTTGTTGTGTTTCCATATCCTGCTATAAAATAATTAATAGTAAGATCTCCATCATGCGTATTATTGGTATTTGCAATAAAATGTTTAACATAGGTTGTGGAACTTGGGTTAAATAATATTAATGAACCAGAAACTTGTTGATCGTTGTCATTACCAACAACTAAATTTAAAATTTGAAATGCAGTAGATTGTGCTAAATCTGATCCAGTATCATAACTCAAACTAGTATTATTACCAGCTTCATTCTGAAATGCTCTAAAAGCTGTTGTAGTTTTAGTTACATTGTAATTAGAACCAGAATCTGTACTCATATTAAAAGTAAAATTAACACTATCAGTAGCTGGGTGCATATTACTAAACACAAATTTATATGCTTTGTACGTAGATGTTATACCAGTTGTAAAAGAAATAGTTGCAGAAGCACTAGCAGTTTGAGAAGATATAAGTGTAATACCATCTGCTGGTTCATTAGGAATAGAAGTAATGTTTGTAACAGAAGCATTAGTTATTGCAGAAGAAGTAAATACACCACTTGTCGTAATGTTATTTGCTATGCTTCTAGTTATAGCACCCATGATATTAAATTGGTAAATATCTAACTGTGATCTCAGCTAAATTAACTGGTGCTGTTGCGAATGTTAATGTTGTACCAGAAATTGTATAGTCATCTGTTGGAACTAAACAAATACCATTTAC